ATGAAGTTGTATTAAATCCAGATAGATTGACGAAATCAGAATTTGCAAAATTATGTGGATCTTGTGCAAATGTTAGGAATGTTCCTTGATTACCACTTGGATAAAATTCAAAGTTAAAAACAGTCGTAGATGCAACGCTAATTGAATTTGTAGATTTTCCAGAAACTCTTTCCACTTCTGCAGACGCATTGTATCCCTGTGTCTGATCATTATTAAAAACTAATCTATCACCAACTTTGTAATCAGATCCACCAGAAATTATCTCAATATTTTCAATAAATCCCGGAGATGCATATTTGATGTCTAATGTTTGATTCAATAAATTTGGCAACTCTAAGTATGAGTATGATGCTCCATTTTCTATAAGATTATATGGAGTTGTATTTCTTGACCATTTTGTTTGATTTAGGTCAATATCATCTTGATTAGATGCTTTTTTAAAATTAAATTCATTTGGTCTAGATTTAAAATTATTTCCAATAACATATGGAAATACTGGTCTTTTATATCCAGAAAAAGTTCCAGAAGAGTCAGCTAACCCATTATTGACTGTTGCAAAGTATGCATAAGTTCCATTTGGAAATTCTGGTGTTACACAGAATCTTCCATTATTTTCATCTAGAACAGTTTGATCGGATACATTAAAGTGGGAATGATCTTCAATAAAAAATCCTTGAGGAAAATTTGCAACTGATGGTCTATTTGATTTCAAATCAATCTGATAACCAGATTTCATTTGAGTAACGATTCCGCCTTGTTTGGTCAAATAACCATATGGTCCATAGATTGGATTTCCATCGTAAGCCCACCCAATAATTGGTGAGTGGTCTGTTGATGCAATTTCTTTATTTGATAGTTTTCTTAGATCCTTTCTTCCATACAAAGTGTTTCCATCTTGATCCGTTGCGTAGATTATCTCTCTAAGTTTTCTTGGTGCATATAAATGAGAATATTGTAATTCGTAATTTTCGTTAATACCCTCTGATAGTATTCCATCGTCTTCACTAATAATTGGTAGATATTTTTGAAATAAATTAACATTCCAAGTTTGAATTTTTGTAGAAAATTCTACCAAAGATCCAGATGAAGTAATTAATACTGCAGTTGTACTTGGCACATATCCAATACCTGATTCTATAACTTTTACTTCAATTAATGTGCCATTTTGTATGATTGGAGTTAAAACAGCACCAATTCCTTCTCCTAGAACTTCTAAGTTTGGTGATGAATTGTATCCACCACCAGAAGAGTTGATTAAGATTTCTATAATTTTTCCATCAGATATAATAGGAGTTACTTGTGCTCCAGAACCACCAAGAAGTCTAATTGTTGGTTGTCTGTTGTAATTTAAAATTTCAGAAGAACCGTAGTTAATACCACCAGATTCTAAATGAACTGAAGTTATTTCTCCTCTAAAGATTGGTTGAATAGATGCTTTAAATGGAATTATCCCACCAACATTACCAATAACTTCTACAGAAATTTCTGGATAGTTGAAATTATGAATTCCAGAACCAATTGAAGAAAGGTTGATATATTGGTTTGTGCTAAAGAAAAAGTTCTTTTCTATCAATCCAGATCCGAGTTGTGATAGTTTAAAACTATCGTTATCATTTACTGTTACATAATATTCGGTATTATTTAATAATCCTCCAATTATAGTTCCACTTGTTGAATATTTTACAATCTCTCCGGTTTTAAAATTATGATTTGTAATATTAATTTGATTGATCGAAGTATTGATTTCAACTACACCACTAGAAACTGTTCTTTTTTTGTTTTCATAACCGGATCCAGAATTTTCAATGTTTATTGATCCAAGTACTGATTTTTTATTAAATGATCGGAGTGAATGATTTCCTATTCCATAGGAAGTAAATGATATTGTATTAATTCCAGACACAGCGTCATTTAATGTATTGTGCAGTGTAAGTTCTATAGGAGACTGTACAGAAACATAATATGAAGAATCTGTAGATAATCCACCAACACCTCTTTGATTGTTACTAATGTAGATTACTTTTTCGGCATTTCTAAATTTATGATAAGTTGCAAATCCAATAGTATTGTTTGATAGTGAAATTTGTGCTGAATTAATTTCAGAACTAAAGATTGACTGATGTTCAATGAGTTTCATATTTGCATAGGCCTTTGCACCAATTCCATTTCCTCCAGTTATTTTAATTATTGGAATTTCATCATAATCAAATCCCGAATCAATAATTCTTATTTCTTGAAGAGATCCTCTAATTGCACAGTAAGCAGTTGCTCCAGTTCCAACAGAATCACTAATCGATAAAACTGGAGGATTGATAATATCATATTCTTGTCCAGGAGAAGTAACTTCTATTTCAGTTAATTCTCCTGAATATACTACATCCCTTGACTTATAATTTAATATTTCAACGCCGTTGATTAGAATTCCTGTAAATCCAGATTCTGTTTCATAAACTGCACCATCATTTACAGGGGAAGCAATTTCTCTAAGTAATTTTTGTGAGGTTAAAGACTTTTGATTGAAATTATAATATCTAATTTTATTCGAGATAACTGTTACTGGACTATCAACAGAAACGAATTTAGAATTATAAATGTCAGATCTACTTAAAGCAAGTTTAATTATATTTGAATCAATTCTTTTGATAAAATAAATTCCTTCATCAAATAAACTACTTAATACGCTACTGGTATCGATAGAATTTCCATCTTCATCAAAAAATTGAGTTACTGTTTTTTCTGGAGTATAATAAATAGCGTCTCCTGTATAAAATCCGTGATCAGTAGTTGAAGTAATTTTAAAACTATCGGAATCAAAAGTTCCAGAAAAAACAATTTCTCTAGAAGAAAGATTTAATGATTGATTGTCATAATAAGGTAAAGATGGAGATGCTACTAAAGTTTTATCTTTGTCTTTGTATATATTTTGAATATTTGTGTTGAAAATTGAGGTATTTGGGAATGTTGAAGATTTAGTCTTTAATAGATCCCTTTGTACAATATATGTGTCATCAAGTAATAATTCACCTTGACCTTTTATATCAAAGGATTTGTTAGATGAAACTTCAACTACCAAAGAACTTTTTTCTACATTATCACTTCCTTTAATTTTAAGAGTATCTCCAATTTTAAAGATATGATCTACTTTTGTTATAATTCTATATGTTTTATCTGAATTATCAATTAAAGAAATAGAATCTACTGTATATGAAGATGAAATATTAAAAAACCAATTGTTTGATATAAAATCATTTGGATTAACACCGAGAGTTTTAATGTCCGAAGTATATCCTTTATTCAGATAATACGTATCATCAATAATATCAACTTCTTTGAGTACTGAAGTAATTCTTACCTTTACAGATCCATTATCATTACCTGCAAAAGTATTAATACTGACATAACTAGAATCTTCAATAATTCCGGTAATGTTAGAACATCCAAAAAATTGATTTATACTTTTTGAAGTATAAATCATCACTCCAGTAGAACCATCATTATAAGTTACAAAAAGTTCTCCACTTTGTGAAAATCCTACTGTTGAATCAACATCAATTGTAGTTGAGTTTGAGTTATATTGACCAATTACTTTAGTTTGAGAATGAACTTTAAATTCTCCATATAATGCACCATCAACTCTAAGGTCTCTGTCATAACCAGCATCAATGCTTAACTTAAAGTATTCTTTTCCTTCTCTAGATACAATTTTTTCAACCTTAGTGATTGGAGCATATGCCTTAGCAAAATATAGATACTCTTCTTGAATCAGGGTTGCATTTACTAAATCTTCTGGGTTTCCTTCAATACTTTCTACAACAAGATCTTTTGTGATCTGAAAATGTGCGTCTGATGGTCTGAAAAGATATTCTTTTGGTCTAATTATACTTACATTTTCACCATACAGAGACTTGAATAAAATTTCAAAAGATTGGTCAGTACCCTTACTGAGATAAAAATCTTTTGATTGCTTAATGAATAAAGATTCATCTAAACCTTTTGCAAAACTTCTACTTTCAAAACCAGGAGTTAATTGATGTTTAACTTTTAATAAAAATTCTTTTAAGAATAATGAACTTAAATTAAGAATAGTAGAACCCAAAGAATGATCTGTAGATTCAGTTTTAGAAAAAATTAATTGGTCTGGATTATTTGGAGTAATGTAAGAACTAATTCCACTAAAACCCCTTATACAACCAGTAAAAGAGTTGAAAGTTTTTCCAGTATATGTAATTATTTCTTCATTTATCTTCAATAGTCCATATTTTTCAGGAAACCCATCAGTTCCAGTTGGGGAATTTGCAATATCAATTAATATAGTTTCGTCAATTGAAGAGATGTTTTCAGATAAAAGAACAGAATCAACTTGATGAGTTATATTATCTACTTTAACATAGGTGTCAATATTTTGAATTAAATCAATAGGAGCTCCTTGAAACTCCTGAGAAATATAATACTGAGATAAAAATTCAAAAATTAATGGAAACTCTTCTGCAACGTAAGATGGAAGTTGATTTTTAACAATATTGTTAAATTGAATTCTTTTTTCTGTCATTTTGTTATGATCTTACTAAGTTTCCGTTTACGTAGCTTGAGGTTACAATATAGTTTGATGCTGAAGGATCAAGACCTGATGAAATCTCATCAATGATCATTTCAAATAAACTATTATTAATATCTAGTTGCAAATATAAATCCTGCAATCCAATTACATCATTTGATTTTGGTGTTGTAGAAATTTCAAGAATTGACTGACCATCTTTTACCTTTCCGGTGGAAAGTATGTTAATAGGATTTAATGTAATAATTCCACTTTTATAATTAATGTTTCCAACATTACGTCTAAGTACTGTAGATGCTGTAGAATTAATTGCCGACACAGTGAATAAAAATAAAGATCCAGTCTCTCTATTTGTATCGGGAATATCCGCAAGGTAAACATCTTGCTGAATATCAGATACTCTGAATGAAGATGTTTTAATATTATATCCATCCATACTCTTAATATGGAACTCATTTCCGAATCCAATTTGGTACTCTGCAAAAGTATTTAATACAACTCTCAAGTCTCTTCTCATTTGAATAGTTGTAATATTTGATGTTACAGACTCATGACTATCATCAATGGTTTTAAGAAATTTGCTATATTTAAATCTAGCACCATATCGATTTAATTCTGTTGATTCTGCATAACGACTTGTATTATTTTGAATAATACTCGAAACAAATTCGGAGCTTGGTGCTAAATTTGTATTGTAGTAAACTTTTGAATTTACTTCAACATAAAGATATTTTAGATCTAAAATCTCAGGAACAATTCCTGCTACTGCGTATTTTTTAAGTTTCAGTTTAATATTTTCTTTAATTAAATTTGGAAGAAAATCACCAAACCTAGGTTTAATACTAATAAAAACTTTTCCGTATTGTGGAGGAATTAATTCTTCACCACCAAATACAGAAATTGATTCAGTCTCTGGATAAATCTTTGCTGGTATCAGAGTTTCATAATCATTAGAAGTAAGTGCCCTATTTTGTGATGCGTAAATTCTTGGAGCATACTTTTTAATAGATTCAACCGATTCAATATTTTCTCCACCAGAAGCAATTAGTCCTGTTGTAAGAAGAGAGATGCCAGATGTGACTGTATATTCAACAGAGTTTCGATTATATGTAAGTCTTCCTGCAAAGTTAAACTG